ATCGTTGCTGGCGACCGTTCCGAGTGTGTACCAACGGGGTTTGAAGACTTCGACAACCATTACGGTGGTTGGCCTAGGGGTTACGTCTCGTTCATCGGGGGCCGACCAGCACAAGGAAAGACGCTCGTGGCTGTCAGTATGATGATGCGTGCTGCTGAACTGGGTGTGCCACAAGGAATCATCTCCATCGAAATGCCCACTGGAAAACTGGTAGACCGCATGGCTTCTGCTTTGACTGGGCTGTCGGTGGCGAGAATCCATGAACGGGATGAGAAGACAGAGCAAGCGTTTGCCGATGCTGCCACCACACTGGAAGGTTACGACCTATACGTGGATGACGAAGCAAGTTCACTCACCGCAGTGGAATCCAGCATCAGACGGATGGCACGGCAGTACGGGTGCCAGGTGATTTGGATCGACTACTACCAGTTGATCCGTCCGCGTGCGCGCAAAGAGGAGAACCAGTCTGTTGGACTGGATGACATCGGAAACACACTGAGAGAGATAGCGAAGCAGGAAGGGATAGCGATTGTATCCTTGCTTCAGTTCAATCAACAGGTAGATGAGAACAGGGTAGGCAAACGGAAGGGCATACCAGCACCCCGCATGTCTCGTGGAAGTGAAGGCGTGTACCTACATGCTGCTTTGTACTTTGGTATCTATCGCCAGTTCCATTACCATCCACCAGAGAAACCATCAGGTGGGGAGTATGACCAGACACGTTTGTCTCAGATGTACCAACCATTGGAATTGATTTGCCTTAAATCACGCGAGCGTGCGCCCAGAGATATCGGGATGTGGGTTCAACTCGAAACCCAACGATTGTTTGGCTCGCAAGATGAAGGGTTCAATGTTCCAGACTGGGGAGATGTCGTCAAATCAAGAGCCTATGGTCGGGCTTGAATGGTTCAAAGCCAACCAAGTCATCTGCTGTAATGGGTTGAACATCTGTGTATAGGGTAACTGTCTTGGCGTTCTCTATCTGTTTGCGGAACAACCATTCACGATGGACCTGGGTGAACTCACTGATGTCAGGCTTTGTGCCTCGCATCTTGCAAACCTTTTTGTAGAGACGAATGCCCCACTCAAGGTGCTTGGCGTAGGTTCCTCGTGCGTGCCCGAATAGATCTGTGGTCGTGTAGCGGAGTCGGATGTACCGGGGGAAGTCGGTGAGCCTTCGTCGCAAAATGCGGTTCCAAATGCGGGTTGAATTGTTCCGGCCACAACGACTGTCTCTGCTGCTTAGTCCTCGGTTTCTGCCGATTATCAGAGAGCGGACGGGTGGACTCTTGAACGAATTCATTTGACTCCTTAACCAGCCGCTATTAAAGTGATAAGACCACGGGAGGTTCTGTGGGGAAAAGAAGAACGATACGGCTCACTGGGGCCGAATACAGACAACGATTGAATCTAATTCAAATGGGCTATGGCATTAACTTATCAGAGTGGTGCCGTGCTGCCAATGTCAGCAACAGGTATCTATACCTCTGTTGGCAGGATGGACGTAGCCCAGGAGCGATTGTAACCAGACGGCTCTTGGCAGTTGTGGGCATGCCTTGGGAAGTCTTCTCTGGGGATGTTCCCAGAATCATTCATTGGATGAAAGCCCACGAAACACAAGGAGAAGAGTAATGGAAGCGAAAACAAAACCTATTGATGGACGAAACTGGGAGTCCATTCAACGAGAACTGACCCGTCCATTCGTGGATGAGTACGTTCTATGGAAGTATACAGGTGGCAAGCTCTTTTGCTACGTTGACGCACGCGCCGTTCAACAACGGTTGGACGACGTGGTTGGTTTAGAGAACTGGAAGTGTAGGTATAGGGAACAACCAAGTGGGCGTCTCATTTGTGGCATAAGCATTCGTATCAACAAGGAATGGGTTGAGAAGGAAGATGGGGCGGGCAACCCTTCTATGTACGGGCAGAATGCAGAGTCCGATGCAGACAAGGGTGGAATATCTGGCGCGTTCAAACGTGCAGGCGTTCCATGGGGAATAGCCCGACACCTGTACTACATTGGAGATACGAAGGTTCAAATGTCAACCACGTACCCGGCTGATGCTCCCAAATGTCGCATTGTCAAAAACAAAGGGCAGTATGGTGTTGCGCCATCCCTCAGAGACATACAGTTCCACCTGTATTCCTATGATGAATTGGTACGGCACATTGAAGACCCAAGGGCCCGCAGGCTTCAGCGTCTTCACTGCATCATACGAAGAGAGGGAATGGAAGTACCGGAGTTTAAGGCAGCGTTCAGTGCAGCGTCTGCCAAGTGGATGAAGGGCCAACCCATTGAGCAAAGTGCAATCGACCACCCAACCAAGGCGTCGGATGACATGCTTAAAGTCTCTTCCCAACGATTGGCTGACTGGTCTGAACGTGGCGTAATCAACGACATGGTAGGCATCTATGTTGAATGGCTGTTGGGGGGTGAGTGATGGGAGTCACCGTTACCCACCGATACCCATGCACAGTGAACGTGATTGGTGTTGTGCAAAACGTAAGCAAACCGGAGGCGTCCAAAGGCTCTGGAATAAAGATTCGTTGCACAGTACACAACCAACATCGTCAGCATGAGAGATGGGATCTACATGTTCCGGTTCTGGCTTTTGGCAGATCGGCAGAAGAGATCATCAAAGCAGCAGAAAGCAAAGAACTAATCCACATCCTTGGCCGCTTGGCAATGGTGAATGCAGCAGAGTCCATAGAGGGACCACGCCTGGAAGTCATTGCCCAAGTCGTTCTGTCATTGGATGAGTATTGCGACAACGAGGAGGCTACGCCATGAAGTGGACACAAGTACATGACAGCATGTGGTTACCAGATATTGCAGCCATGGTGCGCGAAAGGCTTGAAAACCCTGGCCCATTGAAGGTAAAGCATGACCCAGCAGCCATTGGAAAACTTATCCTTCGCCAGTTGAAAGACCGGCGTACCGGTTCTGGTGGTCTACGTCTCAGCGCAGCAGGCAAGTGCTTGCGGGCATTGGCGTATGGCTACCACCACTGGGAGGAGAACGGACACGGTATAGATGCCGCTTCCATGCTGACATTCACAGTAGGAGACATCAGCGAACACATGCTGGTTGCCGCCACCCGTGAAGCGTTTGCATTGGAGGAAGGCATTGAGTTGCTCCATGCTGGTGAAGAACAAGAAGACGTGTATGTGGAAGTTCCACTCTCGCCATTCAAAACGCTACGGGTTCCAGGCCATCCAGACGGATGCCTCAAAGTTCCCATGCGTATTGATGAGGCTGGTGCTGACATTGATGCTCTGTTCGAGTTGAAGTCCATGAGTGACTACGGGTTCAAGAAGTTCCGAACCAATGGTTTGGATTCAGACGATTCTTATTACTCACAAATCCAAGCATACATGTTGGCCAAAGAGCAGATGACGGGGCGTCCATTCAAATGGGCATACGTCATGGCGTTTGGAAAAACAGTTAGTGCAATGGACGCAGTAATGAGTGAAGAGACTGAACAATGGTGGCGACTATTCCCCATCGTAGGACAGTGGATCCCAGTGGACAAAGAGCATCAGGAATATCTGATGGATCGGTTCAAAGCGATCACCATGTCTTCTTCTGTGGAGGATTTCAAGCGTCCATACAAGCCAGTGTCAAAAGGCAAATACGAAGGCAAACTCAAGTTCCCATGTGACTATTGTAGTTACTATCGCCACTGCTATCCTGGGGCAATCGAAGTGGCAGAACAAGCAAAATGGCTCCAATCAACAACAAAGGTGCGTGTATATGCACCAAAGGAAGAGAAGTGATCTCAATCAATCATGTAACAATCGTCGGTATCGTTGCCGGTGAAGTCTACAAAAACGATAACAATACCAAGTTCAGGGTCAAGACATGGACCACGAACAATGGTCGTACATTCGATGTGTACCATGACGTTATCGTCTTTGGTAAGTCGGCCCAGTACCTACCACCATTGTCAGAAGGTGAGTGGGTACACGTTGAAGGCGCACTAAACCGTTCATCTTACGAGAAGAATGGCCAAAAAGTCTGGACAACCAACATTGTGTCCCGCAACGTGAAGGGTACTGGCGAGCCTCAGAACCTCGGTAACCCCGACCAGGGTGCTCACAGTGGGGCATACCCTCCACCCAGTGATGGAGGCGGCTACAGACCACCTGCAAGCCATGGCGGACAGCAGCAGCAACCCCCGCAGCAGCAACAGCAACAGCAACAGCCAACACAAGGACAACAAGGGAATGTGTCAAACAATCAGTATGGATTCTAATGACACGCTTGCACCAGTGCGAATGCTTCTCTTCTCAAGAGAGAACATTCTGCACAGTGTGTGTATGACCAAAACAGACAAAGACACAAGGGTACTAGTTGAACCCAGTGGAAAGGTCTGTGCTGTCGTGTTCTTGGATGGTGAGGAAATACTTTGGTGGAGAGCACCAGGGTACGACTTCGGCATCCACCAATAAAAAGCCCCCCCTACCTGAGTGCTTTGGTAAGGGGGGCATCTTTCCAACCAACCGGAAAGAAACTATTGATCAATCATAGACTAACTTAACAGCAACGTCTGACGCTGGGCCATTGGTGCCAGCAGTGCCAGCAGTGTTGAGGCAGGCCAAGGTAATTGCAGTACCGAAAGCAATGCCTTGGGTGAAATGGTAGGTCACCTTCACTGATGCGTGTGCTTTCAAAATGACATCAGGGTCAGTGGTTCCAACTGTCGTGCCACCACTCGCAACATCGTATATCTTTACATAACTGTTGATGGTGTTTTGAGAGTTATCAATCTCTACAGTGTAGAGCGTGCCAGAACTTGCCTTAACGGCAATTGCTGTTGCCCCTGCATCCGTCTCTGTTGTTTGGGTTACCCCAAACGCCGCTG